GATGAGATCACTCTTTGTCATGACACAGACCCTGATGTAATTAAATTTGCAGCTACTCTAGGAGACTCCCTGTTCGTCTGGATCGATGGAGAACGCACAGAGTGTCCACTAGAAGTAAACGATGGAGCAGTTTACATAACACTTCACATAAACCATGAAGATGATGCAATACACAATGATGCTTATGACACTGAAACACAAATAGAGGTGTACTAATGGAATATGAAGTAATATACATAGCAAGAGACAAAGCAGATCCAAGAGACGGTATGGATCAATGCAGTGAAATATCTACAAAAATGAGAGACAGCGGTCGCTTTGATACATACGTAACACAAGCTCAAAGAAACTACTTGGTCTTCTGGGGCAAACGTATGTAACGCCTAAAACACACCCTTATAGGGGGGAGAGGGGATATCCTTATAAGTATCCTTTAAGTACGTCTAAGAAAGGAACGAAGATGATAAAGCACGATAACGTAGTCTACGTAGTATACTCGAAGAGTAACCACAAAGGCGCTAAACACTTTTACCTTAGGGGCGTCTTTAAGGATCACGATAGGGCTATCCGAGAGGCTAAGCGGATGACTAAGTGGGATCCATTTGATGAAGAGGAAAAGGAAGCGTATACTATAATAAAAGAAACAGATCACTTTATAGAAATGTCGAACGACTACTATAAAGATGACGAAGAATACTCTGAAAGAATATTTGTACTAGCAGAAGGAATTCAGCCATGACTAAAAGAACGCCTGGAATGTATCATTTCTATCAAACAATGATACAGCAAGCCATAGAAGACAAAGACTGGGAACTCTATGGTTCACTTATCGATGACGCACCGAAAGACGTCAAGAAAGCGCTAATAAGAAACGAGATAATAGAAGAAAGCGTAGAGTCTAGTCGTAGTAGTCATGTAGAGTATGAGTTAGAAGAAAAGATACGTAATGATACTTTAGAACAACATTTGCGTCTAGCTATTAGTGTTTTAAACGAACAAGGCTATCTTGCAGACAGAGCATGGCCTGACTCATATGCATTTGAAGAATTATTATTTGCAGCAAAGGAGATAGAAAATGCTGAAAACGAATTACAACTTGATAATGAGTAGCAAGCATAATCCGCTAGCTAATATACCTGATATGAATACAAGACATTTAATTATGCAAGTGTTAGCTTGGATGTGGTGCATTATATTTAGTATGTACTTAGGAAGTATTATTGCATTCGGTATAAGTGCAGCAATTCATGCTGTTTTAATAGCTGGCATATTTATTACAGCAGGAGTATTTGAAACAGCTAAGCGTAGACCACAATACTTTGGTGGGCTAGGAAGAGGTCAAGGTGGAGAACACATGTAAAGACTGCTCTTATGATAAACTATGTGGACCTTGCGAAGAAAAAGCTATCCAAGAAAGAATTAAGTGGTGGCAAGAAGGTAAACGAAAACTAAAAGAAAAGGAAAAAGATGGATAAGCTATTGAAAAAACTAGGATTAAAGGATGATTATGGTTACTGTGATCCAAGTATTGTTGGTTTTATAGTAATCTGGTCAGCCTTTGGCTATATCTTTTATTCGGCATTAATTGGAATTATAGAAAGAATATTCTGAAAGGAATTAAAATGCTAAAGCGTATTCATATTAACCAACATGTTATTAGAGCCAACGCTAAGTCTGGCGAAAGAAATCCTGTCATTACTGTAAAAGGTGGTGGCAAGAACGACTATGCACAACAAGTAATCATTAATGGCCATACGAAAGTCGTGTATAGTCCTGACAAGCCACTGTCTTGTGGCGCTAAAGTATGGATTGAAACAACTGAAGAAGTGGAATTAGTAAATGCGTAAAATATTAGGACATCACTCAGCAAACTACATGATCAGAACTTATGAAGAGGTTAAGCGTATCACCGATGAAGGTGGCTTAGCTTATGAATGTAAAAGTGCTATTTGGGCTTTCGAACCTGTAAGAGAGCGTGTAACTCTCTTTGTAAAAAGTCCTACACCAATGACAAACGATTGGATTGATTATACAAAGACAAGTAAACACTACGAAACACATAAGAATCGTATCATTAAGCTAACAACTGCTTCTATGCGAGATGATTTTGAGAGTATGATTAAACGTTGGAGTAAGTAATGACTTATGAAGAATTACGAGACAAATACTTTAAACACGTACAAAGAAATTACATTGACTTTGAAACGTTCTTTAAGAATGAAGTACCTAATAAAGAAGTAAGAGATTATATGCGTGTTGAAGCAGCATATCTAAGTATAATGGACGTCTTTGGTTATTTAGATCGTATCGAAGATGATGATATGTTTGATGAACTTATTGCATCAACCCATGAAAAGGCAGATAAGCTAACGCATGAACTTGGTGATGCAGACAGAACACTCGTAAAGCTAATAGGAAAGGAAATAATTGATGAGCATTTATCAAGTATTAGTGTCTGAAACACTATATCATTACGTAGATATTGAAGCTGAAACTGAACAAGAGGCTAGAGCAATATACTATACAGGTGAGCAAGAACCGCAACCGTATGGTGATCAAACTATTGATACAGAAATAATAGAAGTAAATGTAATCGATGATTGAATGCAGTGGATTAAATCTGCTGTGGTGGCAGTGGTGGATACTCGTAATGATTACAGTAAACACTACGCTAAACCTTGTAGTATTCTTTAAACATAGATTTAGAAAGGATAAAGATGGAAGAGAATCCAGTTAGCCCCAAGCATTATAAAGAAATATTGCCTGGATACGAGTATATGGACATGATGGTTCATATGCTTGATGGCTTTGACGGTGTTGAAGCGCACTTAATGGGTCAAATATACAAATACCTTATGCGATATGGTAAGAAAGACGCTAAGGTACAGGAGCTAGAGAAAGTTCAATGGTATCTAACGTATCTAATAAAAGAAATGAAAAACAGAGAATAGAATGTATTCACTGTAAAAATGTGCAGTATGTCTATCAAGCTTTAAGCGAGCTTGGTAGGCAGTATTGCTACTCTTGTAACAATGAGATTAAACTAGAGGAATATAAAAATGATTAATGAAAAACGTACTGAGATTATTCGTAACGCCGAGCTTCACTGGGCAAAGTTAGTAAAACCTGTAGAACCTTTCGGTACACTACAATGGGAACTACAAATGCGTACTCGTGATAAAGACGAAGCAAAGAAATGGAAAGAACACTTCTATCTTAATGTTAAAACAGAAGAAGACGATGATGGTGTGTTCTATAAAACAAATGTTAAGCGTAAAGCCCTTAAGAAAGATGGTGAACCTAATGATGCGCCTGAAGTATTAGATGGTGCTAAGAAAAATATGGATGGAAATAAAATAGGCAATGGTAGCATTGGTAATGTTATGTTGTTCCAGTATCCTTATGATGTAGGTGGACGTAAAGGTGTAGCAAGCATTTTATCTAAAGTACAAGTAACTGAGCTTAAAGAGTATACGCCAAGCAGCAGTACAGACTTTGATGTTATTGATGGTGCAACCGAGGCAGAAGCACAGGCAGACTTCTAATGGGTGAGATCATTGATTTTACTCGAAAAAAGAAAGAATTAAAACTCGAAGTAAAAATGAATGATGAAGATGCAGCACAACGTATATTAGAAGTTGGTATTATTGCATTATGGGATATGTCAGGTGGTTTTAATTTACAACAGGGTTTAGAAGACCCTGTATACCATCTGATATTCCTTAGTTTTTCAGGTCTTTGCTTTGAACAAATGCAAAAAGGCAATATCTTAGTTAATGAAGACGGCGATATTGCTATAGAAAGCGGATTAAAAGAGGTTTTATTTGATGCGATTAAAGACTTTAAGAGAGAGTTTACAGCCAACGATAACAACATTAACTGAATGCGCAGACTATTGGTCTGAAATGCATATGAGAGGTAAAATAGGTCAAGCTCATTATTTTAAATGTGTTAAATACATTGAAGAATTAAAGCTTTATGTTTTAGAAGAAGAAAGGAAACAACGTGATGAAAAATTACGTGTACCTAGCAGGGCCAATGGAGGACTGCACAAAGAAACACATGACAACATGGAGGATTCGGGCGTCGAACGGTTTGGATGATGCAGGCATTGCTAGTTTAGACCCAACAAGACGAGTAACTTTTCATGAAAATTTAACACTAGCAGAACAAGGTGTGCCTATACAATCAACGTGTAGACGCATCTTTAAAATGGATATGCAAGACATTGCTAACAGTACTGTAGTGCTTGCAGATGTTCGCCGCAGTAGTGGTCGTGGAACAGGAACTTCTATGGAACTTATGTTTGCTCATATGAAAAACAAAATAATTATTTTATGGGCAAGTGAAGATGACCTTATACATCCATTTTACGAAAGTATTTACACAGAAAAATATAGTTTATTAAGTGATTGTGTTCATGCTTGTACTTATTATTTTGATTAGAAAGGAATAACAATGCCTTATATTACTAAACATGATCGTCAACATTTTATGTTTGTTGAATCATCTATTGAAGATAATCCACCACAAACAGGCGGTGAATTACAATATCTTATTGCGGTTATGATACATCATTATATTAGAAATCAAGGACTTAGATACCAAACTTGTAATGATATTATGGGCGCATTGACAGGTGCTAACATGGAATTTTACAGAAGGTTTGTAGCTGACTATGAAGACTCTAAAATAAGGGATAATGGCGATGTCTATTATGAAGTGTACGAATAAAGACTCTGAAGGACGCGAGTGTAATCAATATAAAATAGGAGATAAATATTGTGGCTATCCCAACTGTAACCACTTGGCTGTCCAATATCTTCGCAAAGGAGAAAGGATATCGAATGAAGCGAAAGAATGGATGCAAGTCTATAACCCAAAGCTTTTTCGGGATATCGAGAGCAGAGAGACATTGTAACGAATGTAACACAACCTATTATGAGGGAGCATTAGACTTCCTATCAGATGAATTTAGTTGTCCAAGATGTGTCAACGGAAAGGACGAAGATGAAACTAGTATTCGATATAGAGACTGATGGTATCGATGCAACAAAGATATGGTGTATTGTAGCACAAGATGTAGACACTAAGAAGATTTATAAATGGAAGCCTGATGATATCGAGCTTGGCTTAAGCTTCTTAGCTAATGCAGAAGCATTAATTGGTCATAACATTATTGGATATGATATTGCTATATTAACTAAGCTATATGGTGTTAATCTCTATGATAAACGCATATACGATACTTGGATTATGAGTCAAGTACTTAAATACAAAAGACCACATAAACATGGGCTTGGTGGTTGGGGTGAACACCTCGGCTATAGCAAATTTGAATTTGATAATTGGTCTGAATTCTCTGAAGAGATGCTTACATACTGTGTAAGAGACGTTGAGCTTAATACTAAGGTCTACGAAATCTTAATGAAAGAATTCAAAGAACAATCAACAACTAAGCCATTGATATCTAAAGGTTTACGAGCAGAACATGATGCTGCAATATTCGAAGCCAAAGTAAGACTCAAAGGTTGGTTGTTTGATACTGATGCAGCCAATAAGTTGCACGAAGAAATGACAGCCGAGATTAAATCAATTGAATCTCGCATACATCCTCAACTACCTGAGATGACTATTATGGTAGACAAGCAACCTAAGACTGCTAAGTATACTAAGAAAGGAGACTTTACTGCTGTTACTCGTAGACTTCTAACTGAATATCTTGGATACGAACCTGAAGTAGATGATTGGGATCCTAAACAAGAGTTTCAACGTAGCTATACTACACAAGTTACATTAGGCAATATGGAAGAAGTTAAAGAATATCTTTATACTATAGGATGGAAACCAGATGATTGGAACTACAAGAAAGTTGGCTATGAGTTCATTAAAACAAGCCCAAAGCTTACAACAACAAGCCTTGAGTTACTCGGAGATGTCGGACGAGATATCGATAGATACTACACAACAAGATCGCGAAGGTCTATTCTCGAAGGCTGGCTTAAAGAGGCTAAGGGAAATAGGTTACATGGAAGAATGTGGGTTATCGGTACGCCTACATTCAGAGCCAGACACGAAGTAATTACTAATTTACCTAGTGTAGATGCAGCATGGGGTAAAGAAATGCGCAGTCTATTTATTTGTGAAGACGGATATAAAGTAGTCGGTGCTGATTCAGCTGGTAATCAGATGAGAGCCTTATGTCATTACATTGGTGACGATAAGTTTACTAAGGAGGTAACGGATGGAGACATTCACACTTATAATGCAGGTATTCTTGGGAGTAGCCGTGGTGATGCTAAGCGTTGGCTTTATGCCTACTTATTCGGCGGTGGTGGCCGCAAGCTTGGCACTATTCTCACTGGTAAGCCTGATGATAAAGCTGGTAATGCCAGTAAACAAAAGTACCAATCAGCAATCCCTGGATTAGGTAAAATAAAAGCAAAGCTAGATCATATCTTTCAACAAACAAAGAATGGTTATGGTGATGCATTTATTCCAGCACTTGACGGTCGCAGAGTTTATGTAAGCTCAGCCCACCAATCACTTAATTACCTATTACAATCAGCTGAAGCTATTACTTGTAAAGCAGCTATTGGTTATGCAATGGAAAAGATTGCGGAAGAAAAGTTAGATGCATACCCTGTTATTTTCTATCATGATGAAATGGCATGGGTAGCTAAAGAAACTGATGCAGAACGAGTTAAAGAAATCTGTATTGAATCTTTTAAAGAAGCACCTAAACAATTTAATGTGCAGTGTATGGATGGCGATGGTGTCATTGGTAACTGTTACGCAGACGTTCATTAGAAAGGAAACGTTATGGGTAGATTAAAGAATCATCTTATAGAACTTGAAGATAAGTTTTGGGGCATTGCAGAAGACACTGTTAGTGGTTGTGAACGCTTCGAAGACTTTGTTAGTGAAATGAGTGAACACTCACATCTTATGCCGCTTGTTGCAGATGAAAATGAATTTTCAGATATGCTTAACGATGCATGGAATGATTACTGGAGTGAATATCAATGATTGCTATTATCGATGTAGATAGTTGTGTGTATCAATGCTCATGGGATCAGCCAAGCCTTGATGCTGCATTTGATAACTATCAAAATATATTAAATAAATATTGGATTGAACCTGTATGGGCAGATGAAAAGATTATTTATTGTGCTGGCAAAGATAACTTTCGTTATAACCTTTGTCCTAATTATAAATCAAATCGTAAAGACCCACCAGCTAAAGCTAAATACTTTAGACCTTTAATGGATTTAATTATTGAAAAAGAATTAGCTATCCCTTCTCATGGTATGGAAGCAGATGATATGGTTCGTATTAAAGCTACTGAATGTGCTAACGAATGGTTAGATTTTACTGTAGTGCATATTGATAAAGACCTTGATTGTATTCCAGGAAAGCATTATAATCCTAAGAAAGAAGAATTTTATGAGATAGATGAAGACACTGCAGATCTTCTTTATTGGACTCAAATGCTTAAAGGTGATCCAACTGATAACTTGCCTGGATTACCTAAGATTGGCCCTAAGAAAGCAGAAGCAATGCTTGCAGGTGTACCAATGAATAGACGTAAGAAGCGTGTTATTGCTGCTTACAGAGCTAAATATGGCGTAGTAAATTGGAAGGAGAAGTTATTAGAAACCGCAAATGGTATTCATATTTTGCGTAATCCAAATGATTTCTTTGAGGTGTGATATGGCTACCAATACACAAGATCACCAACGTTATGAAGATGTTATCATAACAGAGGTAAGTAATGTTGACTCAGGAGGTTGGGTTGGCATTGCTACTGAGGAACACGGTGAGATTAGATGTAAGTCTAATCTTAGAACTAAACTTAAGCTAAAGAAAGGCTGGGAGGGTGACTTAACTGTATGGGTTAATCCTAAGAGTAGCACTGTATGTGTAGCATTTGATCAAAAAGCTTGGCAAGCTACAGGTGCAGATGCATTACCGCATGGTCAATGGGAGTTAGCCCCTAATATAACTACTATTAACCCGTATGAAAACGAAGGCTTTGTTTATATGATTACTGAAAAGTCTACGGGAAGAAAATACGTAGGTAAGAAATCATATTGGAATTACAGTAAAGGTAAACGTGTAAGACAATCTAACTGGAAAACTTATGGTTCATCTGGTGTAGATACTTCACAAAAAGTTTCAGATAACCCTGAAGCATTTGATTACCTTATTATGGCTGAAGCTCCTGATAAATCTTCACTTAATTACTTAGAAATAAAATGGCAAATAAGTCTTAACGTTCTTACTGCAATAGACGAGAATGGAGAAAAGATTTATTATAATAAAACACTTGGCAGTGAAAAATGGATGCTCACTAAATCATTTATAGAGGAATACAATGCGAAATCCAATGTATAATAAGATACCTAATCAACAGATAATTGACGGAAAGAAATATGAACCTGACATTTCTGAGTATGATGAGTTCTTATCAGATTATATTATCGGTAAAGAAGAAAGACGACAAAAAGTAACTAAGTCTAGTAAAACAAGGCAGAAGAAAAGGAATAATCGTCATGCCAAAGAAGAGCGACTATACGGAAAGTAAAGAAATAGGCAAAACTAAATGCCCTGCTTGTCCGTCATCTGATGGGTTTGCTATATACGATGATGGCCATGGTTATTGTTTTGTATGTAATCATTATGAACGCAATGTAAATGAAGAGGAAGAGGATATGGCGGTTGCAGCACCTCAAGTTACAAGTTTAGAATTATTTGAGTCTCAACTTGGTGATCCTCGTGGTTGTCAAGAACGAGGCATTACTAAAACTATTGCTGAACATTACGGTGTTCGTGCTACATATGATAATGAACGTAATATTATTGCGTATAATTATCCATACTATCAAGATGATAAGCTAGTTGCTTATAAAGTAAGAACATTACCTAAGCAATTTAAAACTGTAGGAGACTTTAAAGATGTCTGGCCTTTTGGTTGTCAAAGCTTTGGAGCAGGCGGCAAACGACTCGTCATTACTGAAGGTGAATTTGACGCAATGTCCGTTGCACAAGCCTCTATGGATCATTATAATAAAATCTATCCTGTCATTTCTATTGCCTCAGCTAGTAACCTTAAAAGTTTGTTGCAAGCAAGGGAGTGGATTAGGTCATTCGAAGAAGTCGTCTTGTTCTTTGACAATGACGTAGCTGGCAAGAAAGCTATTAAAGATGCCGCTAATATTATTGGTATTGATAAAGTAAAAGTAGTTAGTACTACTGCTAAAGACCCTTGTGATCTTTATACTGCTGCAGGATATCAAGGCGTAATGCGTGTTATATGGGATGCACAACCATTCAGTCCTGCTGGTATTATAGTAGGGCATGAGCCTGTGTGGGAACAATATCTTGCTAGACGTTCTACAGAATCTATTGCTTATCCTGATTGTCTTCGTGGTATTAATGATAAAACTAAAGGTATGCGATTTGGTGAAATTACTTTATTTACTAGCGGTACTGGTAGCGGTAAATCAACTGTTATTAAAGAGATTGTATTAGATCTTCTAGATAAAACAGAAGATAAAATTGGTATGATTTCACTTGAGGAATCTGTAGGTGATACAGCTGAAAAGTTTATTCAGATGAAACTGCAGCGTAATTTACAAGAGTATGATGTAGCTCTTGAAGAACAGGAGGAAGCATCTCGTGCAGTATTTGGAACAGAACAGCTTGTATTACTCGATCATCAAGGCTCTGTTGGCGATGAGTCTCTTATTGATAAGATTGAATATATGGCTCTTATGGGCTGTAAATACCTTATTCTTGACCATATTACGATTGCTGTATCAGAGGGCGCAGAAGGTTACACTGGTAATGAGGCCATTGATAAAGTTATGTCAGATCTTCTTAAGCTTACAAAGAAGCACAATATATGGCTTGGAGTTATCAGTCACCTCCGCAAGGTTCAAGGTGGCGGTTCGACCTTCGAGCAAGGCAAA